AAAGTTTTCGATTGTTCTTGATTATAAAATTAAATGGGAGTAAAAAGTAATTAAGAAAGGAGAAATCAAAATGCCAGATAATGATGACTACTTATCACGTCAGTTGCAGTTAGTTAGCCAACAGTTCGGTGTAACTAATACAACCGACCAACCGATTACTAATCAGCAACATGCTGATAATATTAATTGGAAAGCACTTTATAAAGTTCTTGAGAGTGAAGTTGAAACTATTATCCTCGACCCTAACTGTCCAGTTTATGTCAAGGAGTGGGGTCAACGTATCATGCAGAAACTAGCCGAACACTTACCTCGTAGGTAAGTTACCCACGTGGGCTGGTAAAAGGGCAGTTATTACTGCCCTTTTTTTATGCCCAACAACCTGCTGCCCAGAAAATTTGAGATGCAGCAGCACTGCTACTGGAGTCCACCAGTCAGGTAATTACCATCCCCAAACAACATCTAGGGACTTAAAACCGTTGACAATACCAGATATGGTTTTTGCCGACCCCCACCACACCCAATTTGCCGTGTCGCTGTGTGTGTTGTGTAAAGTGTAAGTTTTACACAAACAGAGATTATGATATAACTTTTTTATGATTCCAGAGAAAATCCCAACTGATTTATTAAAATACGAATTAAGGAATTTACAAATAAAAATGGCAGAGGAGTCCCGTTCCTCCTTTTTATTATTTGTAAAAAAAGTTTGGCCTGACTTTATTGCAGGTTCACATCATAAAATTTTTGCACAAAAATTAGAAGATGTTTCACGTGGAAAGATAAAAAGATTAATTGTAAACATGCCACCACGTCATACAAAATCTGAATTTGCTTCAAATCTTTTTCCTGCATGGATGATGGGTAGGAATCCTAAGCTAAAAATAATTCAAACTACACACACAGCTGAGCTTTCTTATAACTTTGGTAGAAAGGTTAGAAACTTATTTGATCAAGATGATTTTAAAACTGTTTTCCCAGACGTAACGTTGTCTCAAGATTCAAAGGCCGCTGGCCGTTTTACGACAAACAAAGGCGGTGAATATTTCGCAGCTGGTGTCGGCGGTGCAATCACGGGCCGTGGTGCGGACTTACTGATTATTGATGACCCACACTCGGAGCAAGATGCACTGTCCACAACTGCATTAGACAATGCTTATGAATGGTATACCTCGGGCCCCCGCCAACGTTTACAGCCTGGTGGTTCAATTGTTATCGTCATGACTCGTTGGTCTACAAAAGACCTAACAGGTAAACTAATGGCCAATCAAACAAACGAAAACGCAGATCAGTGGGAGGTGGTCGAGTTTCCTGCAATATTAAATGATGAACCCATGTGGCCTGAGTTTTGGAAACTATCAGAACTAGAGGGTGTCAAAGCATCTTTGTCAGAACAGAAGTGGCAGGCACAATGGCAACAAAATCCTGTATCCGAGGAGGGATCTATCATTAAACGGGAATGGTGGCGAGTATGGTCAAAAGAAGAGATACCAGAACTAATGCATGTTATACAAAGTTACGACACAGCTTTCAGTAAAAAAGAAACCGCAGACTTTAGTGCCATAACCACGTGGGGTGTATTTAAACCCGTGGAACACGGACCACCGAACATTATACTTCTTGCCATGCGTAAAGGCAGATGGGACTTTCCTGATTTAAAAAAGATTGCTCTTGATGAATATCAATACTGGGAACCTGAAACAATCTTGATAGAGGCGAAAGCTTCTGGTATGCCCTTGACTCACGAGCTACGGCAAGTTGGGATCCCAGTAGTTACTTATACGCCTAGTAAAGGCAATGATAAGCATGTACGTGTAAACTCCGTAGCTCCGCTATTTGAGGCTGGACAGGTGTGGTGCACCGATGACCGTTGGGCAGAAGAAGTGGTTGAAGAATGTGCTGCTTTCCCTTATGGTGATCATGACGATTTAGTCGACTCAACAACACAAGCGCTGTTGCGATTCAGACAGGGTAATTTTATCCAGCTAGAATCAGATTATATGGATGAGCCAAAATTTATTGAACCGAGGGAATATTACTGATGGTAGATGATATATTTAACGTAGACGTGCAACCTCGCCCTTTAATCTCCGTAGAGTTTGGAGAGGGTGAACCAGGCACATTAAGATCCTCACCTGTGGGCTCGGGCATCGAACCACCGCCCCCTGACCAAACAAAAGGAGATGAGGCTTTCCTTAGAAACGTTTCAGCAGTTTATAATTTTTTAGCGCCTACAGAGGAACGACAAGCTGAGCTTGATCAAATGACCGCCGACCGTAAAGATGTTTTAGACCGTATGGGTATATCAACTACAGAGGCTGCACAGATGTTAGGTTACGGTGATCCTCGTGGACAGATTTTACAAGACTTAGGCTTTCAGCCAAGAACAATTAAAGAAGATTTTGATAGGTTTAGAAATTTTATGTATGGTGCTCAACAAAGTGCATACAAGAAAAGAGCCGAGGGCGTTAGTCATCAAGATTTAAATTTAGAAGAAAAGATAGCATCTTTTATGTTACCTATAGATTTTTTAGATTTTACTGGCTTAGGGTTCGGTGTAAAAAAATTAATTCAATTTGGTTTAAAAAAGTTTGGTTCAGGTTCAAACAAAACTGTCATCGACTTAGCTAACGATAGCTCTATTGTAAATCAAATGTCCGATGCAGAAGCAAAAGATTTAATGAGAGACTTACAACCAGTGCTTGGTGGAGAGGCAAATGTATTTACAAAATTTGCTAAGAAACCAAGAGTAAAAAAGAAAAGAGCAGCACCAGGCATTAAAGAGCAGGCTGATGTATTACCCTTACAAGAATTTGATGAAGCATTAATGTTTGGCAAACAAACGGACGCACCTACTCTAAAACCAAAAGCGGACGCACCAGAGCTTAAACCGTTGCCTGAAGCTGCAAAAAAACAAGAAACACAAACAGTTGCTAAAGATCCTGTCGTTGTAGAATTAAAAACTAAAATACCTCAGTTTACAAATTTAAGTGATGCAGAAAAACAATTGGTGGCTCAAAGATTTGCACAATCTATGTTAAATCCAACGACAAGAAAAGAACTCGTTAAATCACTTTCAGCGTCAGAATTAGCAGAAGTTGAAAGATATGCATTAGAAAAAGGATTAATAACAAAAGAATCATTAGACATAGCTAAAAGAAAACCAGGTGGCACTGATTTCTATTCTCCTGGTAATAAAATTTTACAAGAGCGTTCTAAATATATGGATACGGTAAAACCTATTTATGCTCGAATACTTCAAACATCAAAAACTCAATCAGGGGGAAATCTAGATGAAGTTAAAGGATATGCTAATTTACAAGCAGATAAATACGGAGATAAAAATCTAGTTAAGTTTTTATCAAATGAATATGATGATGCTGTTGAAGTTATAGATTCTATTCCTGAATTTAAAATTCAACAAGCAGGAGAGACCAGAGTAGAACGATTTGTCCCTAGAGAAGATATGGATAAAGCTGCAAAAATTTATGCTGATATTGTTAACGGAGATGATGAAGTTTTAAAAATAGCATTGGCAAATGTATATCCTACAGATAAACCAAGAGCTGCTGGTGCAGCGACATCTATTGGATATAAAATTCAAAATAAAGCAAAATCTCTTATAAATGATTTTAGTGCTTGGACTGATTTTAAACGTAAACATCCTTTAAGAAGTGGAGCTTCTTTAGAAAAAACTAAAAGATTAAATTTAGCTGTTGACGCTATTGATGCATATAAAAAAAATAATCCTAAATCTGTTGGTATAGAAATAAATCTTAAAAAACTAGAAGAGATACTTTCACCAATTGAAGAATACAAAGATGTTTTTAGAAAAATTGATGATGATATTTTAGAAAAAAAGTTTTTAGATAAAACAGGAGAGAATTATAAAAATTTAACTTTAGAAGAAAAAAGACTATTAGCATTAAGAGCAGCTAGACCAGGTGAGTTTACAGCTATAAGAGAATATTTAAAACAAAGCGGACTTCCTTTAGCAAGACCTTTATCTCTTAGAAAAGAACTTTTTGGAAATAAATTTAAAAAAATAAAATTAGATCTTTCTGATCTACAAAAAGTTGTTTATCAAAATAAACAAAAAGAAACTTATGAAATTATAAACGACCTTGCAGATATTCCTATAGATGGTTCTCAAAAAGTAAAAGATTGGCTTCGTTCAACAACTCAAAGAATGAAAGCTAATTACACTACTGAAGATGAAATTATAAATCAAGTTCAAAAAATAGATTCTCAGAAATTAGCTAATTTAATTTTAAAAAGAGAAAAAGCTAATTTACAAGCTGACGCTTTTATGGATGAGTATGAAGATATTGCTAAAGTATTTGATGGTGATTTTAATCCAGCAGCTTTTGAATTTCAATTAGGACATATTAAAGCTTTAGAAGATAGTATTAACGCTTCCCTTGATATGGAAAATCTAATGGTAATAAGTAAAGAAGCAAATCTTTTAGACAACGAAGTAAGAAACTATGTAAAAACAAAAATTAATCAAATTAATGAACAAATGTCAAAAGGACTTACTCGTGATAATTTTTCTAAAGTAGAATCACTGATAGATGATTTAAAACAAATTGATGAAATAGCTAAAGAAGAAGGTGTTTTAACTAGCATTAAAGGGCAAACCTTTGGAGATGAAACTTTAAAAGAATCAGAAAGTATTTTTTCTGGAGATGAGGGTCTTTTTATGGCACAAGGTGGTATGGTTGAAGACGACAGAATAAATATATTTGAAGATGATATGCCTGAAGGATCATTTGAGGTGGCTAGTTTAAAACTGCCATTTTTTAAAATGTTTGGTAAGCCACCAGTAAATGAAATAGCACCAATTCCAATCCCAAAAGAAAAATTAACAAATCCTACAAAAAAACAAAGTCAGTCTTTGGAGATTGAAAGACAAAAAGAATCAAGCATTTTTGACCCTACACCAGAAGACAAAATAGATTTGGCTGGTGAGACTGTAGAGGTTACACCTTACACTAAACAGCCTATGACATCTGTGTTTTACTCTGATATTGAAAGAGTATTATCCAGACCAGACACACCTGACACTTTTGAAAATAAACAAGCAGTCATTGATTTTTTTAATAAAAACAGAATAAAGAAAACAGAACTTGAGGATTACCGTATAGGTCCGTTACTTAAATTGTTTGAGGATAATGCACCAATACCTAAAGCACAGGTCATATCGCAAGTAAGATCTGCTCCTATAAAAGGTTTAAAGTTACACGCAACAGGAATTGGTTCTGAAATTATAAACGCAAAAGGTGATGTTGGCACTAGATATACAGGATATGCAGAGGAAGGATTTTTACCAAACTCTCAAAGAGAAAGAGTTCTATACATTAATAAAAAAGATTTACCTGGTGATCCTGGTGCTTATCCAGAGGGGATGTTTGGTGGTGAAAGCGTGCCTAGGCATGAGTTTGGAATTCCAAACGAAAATGATACGTACATTGTTGGCTGGTCAAGATTATCAGACAGAATGGGGGTTGTTCCTACTAAGTTAGAGGCACCAAAAACAAAATCAAATATACCTGGTCTTACCCGTGAAAGAGATAGAGTACAAAGACAACTTTCTGGTTTGTATGCTGAAGCAATAAACAAATTAAATAGAGAAGGTGTAAGAAGAGGTTTAAATCAAGCAGATTTAGATATCATAAATGATTTATCTTTGGAAAGAATGCTTGTTGATTATGGAGATTCTCTTAATGAAATAAGCCCTGGTCTAGTAGATCAGGTGGATGAGCTGATTGTAAAAGCTAGAGATCTTGATACACAGATAGATACAGCCACAACACCTGATACAAGTGGTTTAACTCGTGTAGCTTTTGTAGATGAAATGCAATCAGACATCATGCAGAAAGCCACAGAAAGAAAACAACAATTAGCAGCTTCTTTACGTAAAATACAAGAAGAGGGAACAGAAGCAAATATACAAGGTCTTAATAGACAAGCACAACAAGTCTTAGATTTCTTTGAAAAAAACAAAACTGTTTTTAGACCACTAGCAAAAACTGAAGAAGAAGCATCTCAGATAGGTCAAAAAATAGCTAAGCTTGATGAGAGAGTTGATGAGATAGTAAGAAGCTACATTGATACGAGAGAAATATCTCCTGCTAATGTTAAAGAACTACAAACATTATTAAATGATAATATAGATGCTATGCTTAATGAAATACTTGAAATAGACTCAAGCACCGTTGATAAATTATTTCCTGACCTACCTTTTAAAAATAGAGATGAGTGGGCAGACGCACTTGTTAAATCCAACTTGTATGAGTTAGCTTATAAGAAGTTTGTTTTGGAACAAGCAGATGCACCGTCGTATTATGCAATAACTCCATCTACGTTTGTTAGTAAAAGATATAATTTCTTGGGTGACACGTCCACTTCTGCAGCTGATAGAGCGAATGATAAAGCAAGAAGATTTCAAGCGTTTAAGGAAGAGGGGGCTTTTCAAGCTTCACGATTTAAAGGTATAGGTATGGCAGAGTTCTATGGTGGCCCTAAAGCCAAAGATGAAGCGGGTAAGCACTACACAAGCACATTAGAAAAAATATTAAAAAAACAAGCTAAAGAAAATAATTCTGAAGTTATTATCATGCCTGTTCAACTTAAAAAAGGATCTAAAGATTTATATCAAATTTTAGATCAAAATGACAATCTTGTTGCTACTTTAACAAATGAACAACAGGCAGTTGAAGTTTCACGAAGTAATCCTAATTACAGAATTAACACAGTGGCTGCACCTGATGAGGGGTCCATGACTCCAGTTTTTGCTATCAAGATTACCAAAGAAATGCTAGAACCATACAAAACACACAAAGCGATGGGTGGACTAGTGCAATTAGAAGATATATTTGAGGGATAATGGTAGTAGATAGAAGAATTACAGGAACTCCTACAGCTGATTTAGATGTAGAATCCGTTACGGTAGAAACACCAAATTTAGATATAGAGGGTGTTGAAATGACAGAAGACGGAGGAGCTATAATTAATCCAGTAGAAGTTGCTCCAGATAATGAATTTGATTCTAATTTAGCTGATGTGTTAGATGAAGAAACTTTAAATGAAATATCATCAGATTTAATTGGAGATTACAAAGAGGATAAATCATCAAGAGAAGAATGGCATGACGCTTACGCAAAAGGTTTAAAATTATTAGGATTTAATTACGAAGATAGGTCACAACCTTTTCAAGGGGCTAGTGGTGTAACACATCCTTTATTATCTGAGACAGTAACACAATTTCAGGCTCAAGCTTACAAAGAATTGTTACCTGCAAACGGTCCAGTGAGAACACAGATTATTGGTAAAGCTTCTCCGCAAAAAGAACAACAAGCTCAAAGAGTTCAGGAGTTTATGAATTATCAATTAATGCATGTTATGGAAGACTTTGACCCAGACTTAGATCAAATGTTATTTTATCTTCCTTTATCTGGCTCATCTTTTAAAAAAGTTTATTTTGATTCAACATTAGACAGAGCTGTATCTAAATTTATTCCAAGTGATGATTTAGTTGTTCCTTACACATCGACTGATTTAGCATCGGCAGAAAGAGTAACTCACGTTTTAAGAAGAAACGAAAACGAAATAAGAAAATTACAAGTGCAAGGTTTTTATAGAGACGTCGATATCAAAGAGCAACCTAACGAAGAAAATAGTCAAATAAGAGATGCCGTAAATAAATTAGATGGTGTTAGATCAACTAGCACTGCTTACTCTAATGATAATTATACTTTATTAGAAATGCATTGTGAACTTGACATACCTGGTTTTGAAGATTCAGACGGCATTAAATTACCTTACATAGTTACAATAGATGAAGGTTCTCAAAAAATATTATCTATTTATAGAAACTATGATGAGAACGATTCTCTTAAAAAGAAAAAACAATATTTTGTTCATTACAAGTTTTTACCTGGTTTAGGCTTTTATGGTTATGGTTTAATTCACATGCTTGGTGGTTTATCTAGAACTGCCACTGCAGCTTTAAGACAACTTTTAGATGCAGGAACCCTAGCAAACTTACCCGCAGGATTTAAAGCAAGAGGACTTAGAATACGTGATGATGATAACCCAATACAGCCTGGTGAGTTTAGAGATGTAGATGCACCAAGTGGTGATCTACGTGCAGGTCTAATGCCTTTACCTTACAAAGGTGCTGACGCTACTTTATTTCAATTGTTAGGATTTGTAGTGCAAGCTGGTCAACGTTTTGCCACAATTGCAGATCAAAAAATTGGGGATAGCGTTGCTGCTAATGCACCTGTAGGAACAACAATGGCCTTGATAGAACGTGGTTCAAGGGTCATGAGTGCAATACATAAAAGATTACATTATGCACAAAAAATAGAATTTAATTTATTAGCAAAAATTTTTAAAGATTTTACTGCACCAAGATATCCGTATGAGGTTGGTGATAACGCAGTTCCAAGTATTAAAACTTCTGACTTCGATGAGCGTGTTGATATTATGCCTGTGTCGGACCCTAATATCTTTTCTATGTCTCAACGTGTTACTTTAGCACAAACACAATTACAGATGGCACAATCAGATCCTCAATCACATAACTTGTACGAGGCTTATAAACGTATGTATCAATCACTTGGTGTAAAAGATATTGATGCAATATTACCGCCACCTAAATCACCAGCACCTAGAGACCCTGCAATAGAAAATTCAGATTCGTTATTAGCTAAAAAGATTTATGCTTTTCGTGGACAAGATCATCAATCACATATTGATGCACATAGAGTGTTTATGTCATCAATTTTGGTGCGTGCAAATCCGCAAGCGACAACAATTTTACAAGCTCACATAATGGAGCACGTATCTTTATTAGCAAGAGAGATGGTCGAAGCTGAAATACAACCACAAATACAAGCAGAGGCACAAAAATTTGGAGGTCAAATACCACCAGAGCTACAACAACAGTTCCAAGCAGAGATTGAAAAACAAGTTTCTGTAAAAGCTACTGAATTTATTGAAGAAATGTTCGTTGAAGAACAACAAGCGATGTCTGGTCAAGGTCAAGATCCTTTGATTGGTCTAAAAGAACAAGAATTACAGCTTAGAGCACAAGATATTCAAAGAAAATCACAAAATGACCAACAAAAAATAGAACTTGACGCTGCAAAATTAGATCAACAGGCAAAAATAGCGCAAGACAAAATAGATTCTAACGAAGATATTGCACAATTACGTGCAAATGTTAATCTAGATAAACAAAATGATAGAGGCAGAACTTAAATTAGCAAAATATTTTGACTCTTTGATGGAATTTGCAGAAAATTCTAGTCAAAGTGAACAAGATAGTATACTTTTAGCTGGAGCAATGATGGGAGTTGCAAAAGTTATCTATCAAAGACACTTACATCCCAACGAAGCTCAAAATTTGCTTGATCATAGTGGTTATGATCTGCTAAACTTAATTAAACCAACGTTACATTGATGCCAGAGAAACAAGCAAATAAGAAAAAAGGAAAAAAAGGAACAAAAGGTCCTGTAGGAGGTCCAAAACCTAAGAAAAGACGAAAAGGTATCGGCGATCTTTTAAAAAACCTAAGACCTATGGCACCTTTTAAAAAACCAAAAGCAAAACTTGAAGAACCAAAACTTTTACCTGAAAGAAAAGTTCCTAAAGGTGAAAAACCAAACATGTTGGACGTAGCTGGTGGAGCAAAAACTGTTAATGTAAAAGGTGGAGGTCTTATGGAAGCAACACAAAAATTAAAAGCACAAGGATTAAAGAAAGGTGGCTTTCCTGATCTAAGTGGTGATGGTAAAGTTACAATGAAAGATATTTTAATGGGTCGTGGAGTAGTTAAGAAGCCTAAGAAAAAAGCCATGGGCGGCTCAATGACATTAGAAAAAGGTAAATTAAAAGGTGTAAAAGATGCACCTGAAGAAAGACGTAGAGAAAGATCAAAACGTGTTACTAAAGGACTTGCTATGGGTGTAGTAGGTGCTATGAAAGCTGGTGCAGGAGCTATGAAAAAAGCTGGTAGACTAGCGTTACGTGGATATGGAAAGGCAAGAAAAT